TGACATTATACCGATTATTTGCCCGTGTTCCTCGAAGAATTTTTTGAAGCGGTGAGATTTTCCAACCGCAATACCGTGACCTGTCATTTCGCCCTGTGGAGTTTGATTAATAGTTTCTCCACCTACTGTTGACATTCCTGACTGTTGTAATACCTCTGAAATAACTACTGGCGATTTACCGCCACCGAGATATTCTGGTCTTTGTAATCTGGCATCTGATGAACGCACACCGAAATGCGCTAATATTTGTTCGATATATCTTGCGCCACCTCTTGCATTGCGTTCTAACCATTGTTGGAGTTTAGTTGCTCGTCGTAGTTCCTCGATTGTAGTAGCGTTGACATTTGCTAAGTCAGCTTCCAGAGTTCCTGCCGGGTCCATGTAAATAGAACCGCTAGTAGTATGCAATGCTGCTTGTAAATCAGGATTGGTATTATCTACGGATACATTTCCAGTTGCAGATTCACTTAGTGAGCCAGTTCGCATAACTTGTACATTATCGGTATTTGCGAGTACTACGGGAGCATTACCTGACATGGGTAGAGATACGGAACCGCCTCGTTGTGTCCAGGGGAGAGCGGATGTAAAATAATCTTTTTCCCAGGCCCTTTTTCTTAGTACTGATAGTTGTAACACACTGGTAAGACCGGAGTTAATTGGGTTAGGAATTTCCTCGATAAGATTTTGGTCTCGATAGTACTCGTTGTAAATCATAAGATATGCCCGGAATGGTAAAGCGTTAAGACGTGCTCCGGGCCCTTCTGGTACTTGCGGTATTGTAGCATGACCTAGATAATCTGCCAGTGTGCCCGGTGCTAAACACTGACTCTCAGTTTGACATACCATATAAGGCATTAGTGGTTGGTCCTCTCCATCAGTACCTCCTGTAATAAATTCCTCCCATTCGTCCCATATTAATCGATTGGGTACGAAGAAGAAGTGAGTAAACACATTTACTCTATGCATAATTGGAGCTAACATAGGCGCTAGTCTAATCATGATTTCAGTGTTCAGTTGGAACGTATCTCCAGGAAGTACGTCTTCACATAATATTGGTACTAAATCTCCCATGTTCATGGAGAATTTTCTTTCGTGTGATAAGTCAAATGCATTGCGCCTTGGCTTATTACCTACAATTTGTTGGAATAATTTGTTCATAATATTCTATTTTTTAATAACTTTTCATAGCGCCTTTTGGCACCTGCTTTTATTCTATTTTGTTTCTCGTGCGCTTCACGAGTAGTAGTAATTCTTGGGTCGCTTAAACGCCCAGATTTGGGTATTGTTTGTAATGTTTCTGTAGCCTTAACTTGTTTCACAGCTTCTTTCATTGCTTCCGAATATATTTTATTTCGGTAATATTCCGGAAGAGCCATTTTTTTTCCATCTGGAAGCGGATAGTAATTGTGCTCCAGTATATTTTCTTTGTGCCAGGCTACGCGACTTTTTGAGTGCAGGTAACTTTTTCCTAAGCCTTTCGACTTTAATGAAAATACTTTCTTCCCACATTGTAAATCTTTTTTTGATTCCATTACATATCCTGTTACGTATCCGATGCGATTGTTATTAACCTCGTCTATAGTTATTCCTCGTGAGTGACAGAAATAGTCTCTTGCCTTTGAACCGACCTGTTTTTGTTTTGACCATGATTTTCGGACTATTGCATGAAGTTTGATAATATCTGTTTCACTTACGTTAAATAATATTGCGTGATAGTGCGGTCGCATAGTTTTTGGACCATATTCGGATGCTATATAATACCGAAAGTCCGAGGGACTGCCCATGTTTTTATAAAGACGTTTTCTGAAATACATAACATCCTTTTTACAGACGTAACTATTTCCATCCTTATCGATTGGTAAATGTTCGTTATCATAGGTGAGAGTGACAAAGAAGCAGTTTTTAGCCACTTTTGCCTCCTCTGTTAGTCGAACGAACCATTCTCGCTGTTTATTCCTTAAACAGGCATAGCAACGCCCACAAGGAGCTAGTACTTTTGTTTTTTGAAGTGTAATAGGTGTAAAGCATTTCATAGACTTGTTCTTTCTTTTTTTAACCCAGTCTTTTAGCTTACAACCTAATTCCGCCTCTGGTTACATAGACTTTTCCACCGCCTTTTGAACGGCGCTTTTTAGAGAATCCCTTACGGCCTCGTCTATTGTAACTTTGTTTTGAACCTCTTCTTTTTGTGTAACCTCTGCTTTTTCTACGCATGATTTTTTTATTTTAAATGTTTGAACTTGTATTGCACATGATATTACTAGAATCGATGGCAATACTGATAATTGTTTAATTCTTTTTTTCCAGTTCATCTAATTCCTTTCCGAGTTCTTTTATCTGTTTTAAGACCTCCTGTTGTTGGAATTCTAGCCAGTCATTGATTAATTTGAGTCCTAAAAGGACTGATTTTTTTTGTTGTTTTGTTTGTTCCATAATTATTTACTTAGGGCAGTGCCCATTAATGATTGTACAAGCGGTAGCATTGATTTTGCCCAAGGCGGTAGTGTTTCGTGAGAACTTTTGAATATGTTTTTTATCCAGGTATCTATTTCAGCACCTTCTGTTTGTGCCTGGTGTTTACGCATGAAAAGACTATTTTTTACCGGATCAGAGTAAGGCGAACCCATTAGCCATTCATCTTGTAAATTTTTATTTGTCAGACCTCTGGTAGTTTCTTTAAGATTATCCAGAGTTGAATTCATTACTTCAAAATGCATCTGATTAGTTATTGCCTGTTCCTCATTTTTTAATTTTTGTCCTTTGATTTGTTGATATTGTCCTAGGACATTCATTATTCCGCCTATATCCATTTGGGCAGTAGGTGTGCCGTATGATTGATGTTTTGGCATTGAACCGGATGTATTTCCTGTAGCAGAACCAGAACCGTATACCATGTTAGGATTAAGCCCTGCTTCTTTTAGTCGTTCCATTTGTGCTGCCGGTGCGTTATAAGCGTTCTGTGTATTCCACATTTCTACGTCACGTTGGTAGGCTGTAGTTGCCATTTCCTTTTGATACTCTCGTTCTTTTTTTGCCTGTCCGATATTTAACAGTGAATTGATAGCGTTTGATGCGCCTCCTATCATAGCGCCTCCGATTAATGGATCCATTTTTTTTTGTTTTAAAGTTTATACGAATATACGTAATTTTTTATGGCCACGGGTGTCCATTAAGACCTTTATGACAAGTAAGAGAAAGGTCTTAGCTTCGCGATTATTGCTAACGCATTGGTATTTAAGAAGTTACGGCGAAGCTGTCGCTCCGCCGTGTTTAGCTGAATTGCCTCCAATAAATTGGAGTAGTTTTTTATATTTTACTGTCGTAAAATACGGCTCAGTTTTTCTTTTCTCTACCAAATAAACGGAAAGAATCCTCCTACGTCGTCCCTATTCCGTCAATTTGTCCGAGACGTTTTTATCCTGAGCCTTTTTGAGTTTTCGTAAGTACTCCAACTCTTTTTTCTCTGCTTCAGCTTTTTGTTGATTTTTAAGTTTTTGTTCCTTTAAGAACTTATTTTTAGTTTCTGTTAGTTGTGCCGTTAGGTTTTCGATGTCCTGTTGGTTTGCTGTTATATCTGTTAAGTCGACATCATATTGAATTGCGTCTGCAAATTCAGGATTTTCTGAATAATTTGCCTCCTGGAGTAAGTCCTGTGGCATAGTTGTGAATTTATCCAGTATTTCCCGAATAGTATAAGACATATCGGGAACCGTTAACGATTGTTTATTAGTAACTTTTTCTTTACCCCTTGGGTAATTTATCTGTGTTGTTGAACTTAGTATTATCATTTTATTTTTTTTTAAAGTAAACTAGGATTATTGAATGTTGGAATAGGACGTATGGCTTTCAAGTTGTGATAAACTTGTACGTATAATTTTGCAACGTCCGCATCTAGTACTGAAAATATTCTATTAGTTGGGTCAGCTTCGACAAATTCACCATTGAGTACCGGTTCCGCGTCGAAATCTCGTGCCATGTGCCAGTACATTAGTGAATCTTCACGGAATTCTCCGTGGACCGATGATGGAATATATTTGTATTCTGCATAACGTGATTGATAACCGAAAGTAGATTCTGGTGCAATATAATCTTCATATATTTCCTTGTTAGATACAGCTTGTTCACCTAGTTGTGCAAATTCCGGGAAGAAATAATCAAATTTGTCTTCCTTTTTTAAGTGTTTTCTTGTACCCTGCATATATGCAGTTTTTGGCAATACTGACATTATACCGATTATTTGCCCGTGTTCCTCGAAGAATTTTTTGAAGCGGTGAGATTTTCCAACCGCAATACCGTGACCTGTCATTTCGCCCTGTGG